GGATGTTTATATGGTTATGTCACCGTACATTTACCACAACACGAACATGGCAGTTTTGAAAGGCGGTGAAAAGTGGCATTGTCCAGAATGTGCGAGTGACAACGTGCAACTATCTCACACCGATGCAACGGCAATGGGTTACATTAAACGTCACATGAAATGTAACTCATGCAGAAAGTTCTACAAAATATCTAACCGAACTTATATTCGGATGCTCGAAAACATTATGTTCAAAAGTATGTCTAATGTTTAACATGAATTTATTATATTTACACAAATAATAAAAACATGAATAAACTACAAAAAAACGAAAGACAAAGGGAGTTAAGGCGATTGAATAACAATGCTCATACCAAGAAGTACGAAAAGACACCACGAGGATTTTTAATGCGTCTTTACCGAAATATGCAAAGTCGTGTTACTGGAGTTCAACAAAAGAAACATCACTTGTATCATGGCAAAGAATTGTTATCAAGGGATGACTTTTATAATTGGGCTTTGCATGGAAGCGAAAAGCAGTTTTTTAATATGTTTGAGGAGTACGAAAATAGTGGCTATGATAGAAAGTTAGCACCAACGGTTGACAGAATTAATTCTGCAAAAGGTTACACTTTGGATAACATGAGGTGGTTAACCCATTCGGAAAATAGCAGACTTGGTGGATTGCACAGAAAGAAAAACTAATAAGATGGAACAGCTATACCAATGGACTTTTCAAGTATTAGATTATAAAAACTTTGAAGGCACTAGCATTGTGGTGTATGCACCAACGTACAAAGATGCGCTTCGAAAAATACGTGATTTGAAATTGCCTCAGCTATCTACCTTTGATGAAATCGAAGACGGTGTCAAACTTATCCAAGTTTATGAAATGGACTTTATTAGTGGATTAGAAGAAGAACAAGGAGTAACCGAACCCGAAGAAGAATGACATAATGTGCATTATGCCGCACTTTTGCGGTTAATGAATGATTAAGCTAACAGAAATAAAATTAATTACTATTTTTGACCCATGCCAATACCTAAACCAAACACCAACGAAAGCAAAGACGATTTCATCCAGCGTTGCATGAGTGATGATGTTATGGTCAGCGAATACAAAGACGAAGCGCAACGATACCGACTTTGTTTATACAGCCATGCAAATGATTTGAAAGCGCAGAAAGAAATCTTAAACGCAGAAACGTACACCGACTATCCGAAAGCCGCAACCGATAACGCTAAACGTGCATTGAAGTATAGGGAGGAAAGCGGAAACCCAAAAGGATGCGGTACACCAGTCGGATGGGCAAGGGCAAACCAATTAGCAAACCGTGAACCAATTAGCCGTGAAACAATAGCACGAATGGCAAGTTTTGCAAGGCATTTGCAATATGAGGATGTACCGTATGAGGAAGGGTGCGGAGGGTTGATGGTAGACGCTTGGGGAGGACGTGTTGGGATTGAGTATGCTCAAAGAAAACTAAAGGAAATTGACGGAAAGTAATTAAATTTTATTATCTTTGGCATAGGTAAAATGTTATAAATGAATAAGAAATATCACTTACTTTACAAGGTTACAAATACTCAAACAAGTCAAGAATATATTGGCGTACATAGTACTGATAATATTCAAGATGGATATATGGGTAGTGGTGCTTTATTAAAAAGTGATATAAATAAATTCGGGGTAACAATATTTAGCCGAGAAATAATTGACACTTTTGAAAGTAGGGCAGATTTATTGATGGCAGAGAAGTCTATCGTAAATGAGGACTATTTGAAGTTAGCAAATACTTACAACCTTGTTTTCGGGGGCGGAGGAACTAGCACAATTAAGGAAAAGAGAAAGCTATTTAATCTACCTATCTATTCTAAAAAGGCGAATGAACTAGAGTTTAAAAAAGAAAAATTTGCTAAATACGATGATAGGTTTCAATATATATTTGACTTTAGCAAATCTGAAATAGTAAAACCAAATTATCAAAGGGGTGCATTTGCTGAAAGGATAATGGATTTTATTGTTTCTAATTGGCAAGGTGTAGCTGATGACTTAACTTTGCTTTATAACAATGCCTACACAAATAAAATAGGCGAACGAATGCTAACTCAACTACTATGCTACAAAGGCATAGTTGGTAAAATTTATGTTGAATTATTTGATTGGGATGGTAATTTTATCGAAAAGAAAGTATTGATACTTGAATAATCAAAAAAAATCAAGATGAGTAAGCATGGAGGTAGCAGACCTAACGCAGGACGCAAAACAAAGGCGGAGGAAGCTAAGTTAGTGGAACGGTTGACACCATTAGCCGACTTGGCATATAAAGCGTTTGAAAGTGGCTTAAAACAAGGAGAACAATGGGCGGTAAAAATGTGGTTTGAATATATGCACGGTAAACCAAGCCAGATGATAGACGTTAACGCAAATGTTGAGGTTCACAAAAAAGAACTCCCACCGTTTATGAAGTCAAATGAAAGCCAATCCTAACTTTGATTACTTACACGATAAGATTAACGAGCAACGAATAATCCTTTTGCAAGGCGGTACACGTAGCGGAAAGACCTATGCTACTATTTACTTTTTAATTGACTTCTGTTTGCTTTATACTGGGATGGAAATAGACTTGGTTCGTGATACTTTCACGGCATTAAAAGCAACGGCATGGAAGGACTTTAAGGACGTGCTATTAAGTTTGGATTTATACCATGATAAATTTCACAATAAGACAGACCACACCTACGAGTTAAACGGCAACACAATAAGCTACTACGGTGCAGATACTCCCGACAAGATACATGGTCGAAGTCGTGACATACTTTGGATTAACGAAGCGCACCAGTTCCCACAAGAAACAATCGACCAGCTATTCCCACGAACAAGGCATCGCATCATTTGCGATTATAACCCAGCACTAGGTTTGGAACATTGGCTCGACCAGTACATCGAAAAATATCCACCGCTAATAACCACCTACAAAGACAACCCATATTTAACCCAAGCGCAGATTGAGGACATAGAAAGCAGAAAGTCAAACCAATATTGGTGGACAATTTACGGAAGCGGTGAACGTGCAAACCGACAAGGCGCAATATTCACCAACTGGACGCAGGGCGATTTTGATAATTCATTGCCATACGTTTACGGTCAAGATTATGGATTTAGTGTGGACCCGACAACCTTAGTCAAAGTGGCGGTTGATGAAAAAAAGAAAATTATTTATGCTGATGAAAAGTTTTACTCCACCGTTGGCATGGGTACAAATGAAATATTCGAGGCAAATAAACAAGCCACGAAGCCGAATGAGTTAATCATTGCGGATAGTGCTGAACCTAGATTGATAGACGATTTGAGACGAAAAGGAACGAATATAATACCATGTGAAAAGGGTGCAGGTAGCGTCAGCGCAGGTATAACCAAGATGCAAGATTACCAAATCGTGATAACACCAACATCGCACAATTTGCGAAAAGAATTATCTAACTATATTTGGAACGATAAAAAAGCAGGAATACCAGTTGATGCCTTCAACCATTGCATTGACCCATTACGATACAGCACAATGTATTTAACCAAGCACAAAACAAGCACAGGAATAAGAAAAAACAGTCTGATATGATACAAGGGAAAATAAACGAGGAGATAATAAACATCCCGACTAATTGGGGTGATGTGCCGTTTAAGAAGTACATAGAATTTCTAAACTATGAAACAGCACTTGACCAAGCTAGTTGTTTGCTAGGTGTACCCACGACCACGTTAAATAAGCTAAACAGCGAAGCATTAGGGGCGTTATTTACGGCATTGCAATTTATGCACGAGCCTCCAAACGCTTACTTAGAAAAGGATAAACAGATAGACATCGGGCGTGAAAGCTACGGCAAACTAGAGATGGCGAAGTCTTTACTCCTGCAGCATGACAAACCGAAGGACGCTTTGATAGGCATTGCTAAAATCTACACCGAGATTGACTTTAGCGATGTGCCTACTGATGAGGCGAACCCGATTTGCGCTTTTTTTTTTCTGCACTCAAAAAGTTCTTTGAGCGTTATAAAAGACTAAACGACTACAAACCAAGCCAAGCGGAGGCAATAGCAAACGTG